TAAAAGTGCGTATAATAACATATATGCACTTTTTGTTTTATGTAGATCATAAAACATACAGGCAAAAAAGAAGTAAACAAAGGCTAACAATAGGAGATATATTATGGCAACTTTGGCAGAAATTAGAGCAAAGCTCAAGGCAGCAGAATCGAAAGGTTCAGACAATCAAAGATCAGGTGGAGACAAATCAATTTATCCATTCTGGAATCTTAAAGAAGGTGGCGAATCTACACTTAGATTTTTACCAGACGGTAACACCGACAACACTTTTTTCTGGGTAGAACGTGCAATGATTAAATTGCCATTCGCTGGAATCAAAGGTGAATCAGAAAGCAAACCCGTAACAGTACAAGTACCATGCGTAGAAATGTATGGCGATTCTTGTCCAATCTTGGCAGAAGTACGTGGTTGGTTCAAAGATCCAGCATTAGAAGATATGGGTCGTAAGTACTGGAAAAAACGCAGTTATATTTTCCAAGGATTCGTTGTAGAAGACGGACTTGGCGAAAAGAGTGACGAGCAACCAGAAAATCCAATTCGTCGTTTCATTATTGGTCCACAGATTTTTCAATCAATCCGTGCGGCACTAGTTGATCCAGAGTTGGAAGATTTGCCAACTGACTTTGTACATGGTTTGGACTATCGTATGAAGAAAACGTCAAAAGGCGGATACGCTGACTACTCAACATCCAGTTGGGCACGTCGTGAGCGTCCACTAAGCGATGCAGAAACTGCGGCAAAAGATTCATTTGGTTTGTATAACTTGAGTGACTTCTTGCCTAAGAAACCAGGCGAAGTTGAATTGAAAGTTATGAAAGAAATGTTTGAAGCTTCAGTCGACGGCGAACCATACGACATGGAACGTTGGGGACAATATTTCAAACCAGCAGGGATGAGCCAAAACACTGGCGATCCTAACAAAGCAACTCCTAAAGCAACACCTGCTCCTGCGGCAAGTGATGACTTTGACGACGAGCCAGCTCCAGTAGCTAAGTCTGCACCTGCTCCAAAAGCAAGTGCTCCGGCAGCAACTGAAGGTGGTGATTCACGTGCCCAAGACATCTTGGCAATGATTCGCAATCGTCAAAAGCAATAAGCATTCGGCTCGGGCCTCTGCAACCTAGTTGTACGCCCGGGTTATCTTTTTAGGAGAATTAATATATGGCAACAAAAGCCTTCGATTTATCAAAATTTAGAAAAACCTTGACCAAATCAATTGACGGTCTAGGTGTAGGATTCAATGATCCTACAGATTGGGTTAGTACAGGTAATTACACACTAAACTACCTAATCAGTGGAGATTTTCACAAAGGAATCCCACTAGGTAAAGTTACAGTGTTTGCTGGAGAGTCCGGTGCAGGTAAAAGTTTTATCTGTTCGGGTAACCTAGTTCGCAACGCACAAGCACAGGGCATTTATGTTATCTTGATTGATAGCGAAAACGCACTTGACGAAAGCTGGTTACACGCACTGGGTGTAGATACCAGCGAAGATAAACTACTCAAGCTCAACATGGCTATGATTGATGATGTGGCTAAAACTATCCACGAATTCATGAAAGAGTACAAAGAAATGGCAGAACGTCCTAAGGTCTTATTTGTCATAGACTCATTGGGTATGTTGCTTACCCCTACCGATATCAATCAGTTTGAAGCGGGAGATCTAAAGGGCGACATGGGTCGTAAACCTAAAGCACTTACAGCTCTAGTGCGTAATTGTGTTAATATGTTTGGATCTTATAATGTCGGAATGGTTTGTACAAATCATACATACGCAAGTCAAGATATGTTTGATCCAGATGACAAGATCAGTGGTGGCCAGGGATTTGTCTATGCAAGTAGTATTGTTGTTGCTATGAAAAAATTGAAGTTGAAAGAAGACGAAGACGGCAACAAGGTATCAGATGTAATGGGTATTCGTGCTAGTTGCAAGATCATGAAAACTCGTTATAGCAAGCCTTTTGAAACTGTACAAATCAAGATTCCATACGAAACAGGTATGAATCCTTACAGCGGCATGGTCGATATGTGTGAAAAGGCCGGCATATTAAAACAAGAAGGTAACAGACTCAAATGGGTTGACCCCGAGACTGGTGAGGAATTCAAATTCTACCGAAAAGAATGGAAAGATGATAAATTAGATATGATAATGAATAAATTTCATATCAAAACTACAACAACAACTACCATTCCTGAGGAGACAGAAGAAAATGTTGAATGAAACACAAATCGGTGACATCTGGTTGCTATTCGCAGATTATGTTGACAAGAAAGTTGTCGACAGTGTGGCAGAACGTTATGTAGATCTACTAGCTGACTTTGGTGTCACTGATCGCATAATGCAAGCCGCAACCGGAGTTGACGGTGTATTAGATTCTGCTATCGAATATTATCTCGATGAAGAGTCTGACGATACTGAAGAGGATGACTACGAAGAAGACGAGGATTATTAATGGGATGGTATACCGATATTGCCAAGGACATCAGTAATATTCCTGATGCTGTTGCATTTTTTGAAACAGAACTAGTAGACGCTCGACAAGAGGTTAAAATTACAGGTAATGTTGAAAAGGCAAGTGCAAGTATGCCTGGAATTGTTGAACATAGATTTGGACAATTGCAGGAAATCGAAGCAATATTGGAATACCTTAACATTGAACTTCGCAGACTCAAAAGTCAGCTTTTTCGAAAGTATCTAGAAAACTATCAACGTGCCTTAAGTTCTAGAGATGTTGAAAAATTTGTAGAAGGTGAAGCAGACGTAGTTGATATGGAAAAAATTATCAATGAGTTTGCTCTCCTACGCAACAAATGGTTAGGAATTACCAAAGCACTTGACCAAAAACAGTGGCAAATCACAAATATTGTAAAACTACGTGTTGCTGGTATGGAAGATGCAAGTATCTAAGAAATTATTTTTAAACGGATGTAGTTTTGTACACGGCGACGACTTGATGTGGCCATACACTATGGCGGCAAACTACGATAAGACCAATCCAGACTATTTAAACATATTAAAACAATTTAATATTTCCGGTTTATCTGAAAAAACTGGAATTTTTGAAAATGTTGAAAATATTGCACGTTATGGTGCAACCAATGACTTGATTGTGTTTTCAACGATTGAATTTTTTGATAAAATTCCTCAAGAAGACCGTTCAAGTTATGTGGCATGTATAGGCTGGACTGATCCTTGTAGAATTATGGTGCCTAACGAATGGGCTATACCAGAAGAAGATTTTTCTAAAGACAACAATATAGAAAATCTCCAAAAAATGTGGTTTCATCTAAATTTGTCTACCATGAATGGTAATGATTTGGATGTACAACAAAAATATAAACCATTAGCCGACGAATACGTTCGACAATTTACAGATTCCTATTGGTTCAAAGAACACATTAAAAATATACTAATTCTTGAAAACTATTTCAAGGCAAATAACATAGATTTTGTGTTTTGGAACAGTATAGGATTTCCATTGAAAGCAGTAGATACCTATACTAAAGAAATTTTCTTAAATTTTATCGATTGGTCCCACTGGATGAACTGGGTTGATTTAAAAGTTCAGTACATGGTCGCTGGAACAAAAATCCCACCTGGGTTTAGTCATCCTTACGACCAAAAATTTGGTGTTTTTTGTTCTATGCTAGAAGTTATCGGTGAAAGACAAGCATGGACTAAAACTAAACATCCTGGCCCAGAGGCAGTAAGCCTATGGACAAAAATAATTTTGAAACATTTAGTTGCTAAAAATGTAATTAATGGTTGACTTTTAGGTTAGCATCTGCTAACATACATAATATGACCACCGTTGATAATTTATTACTAAAAATTGCTAATTTTGCTGATCCAGCAATAGAAACACAAGTTCCTAAAAGAGACTGCAAGGTGCTACGAAGCCTTGCATCATCTGTTGTTGACCAGTTTTTCATCACTGAAAACCAAAGTAAACTGTTAGTTAAAATTCTTAAAGAAAATTCTAAAAATATAACAAATTTTTCACAAGAAATTGACGAAGCCTTAAAAGACCCCTGTTGGTCCAAGAGTTTTCGAGAAATTGAACAAGTGCGTAAACTGTTCATCAGTAAAAATTCCGAAGATGAATTGGTATTAGTTGTAGAATTATCATTTAATTCAGAAATTCGTAAAATTTTAACCAATCTATCAAAACAACACGACACTATCATTGTAGGACAAAACGGCAAACGTCATTATGCTGATTTAACTGAAAAAAATGTGGTAATTTTAGTAGATGCCTTGGCACCGTATGATTTTGATATTGACGAAAAAGTAAAAAATCACTACGACACCATAAAAAGTTGGTCTGAGCAAGATTATGTTAATCAGTTCAAACTGACCAACATTACCAATTCAAATTTTCAAAAACATATAACAGATGATCTCGGTATTTCCACCGAAATTACACAATCTATCATTAATGACAGAAGTGTAAGATACCAATTTTTTACAGAAAATTCAAAAAATCTTGGAGAAACATTAACTGATTATATTGCCAATAGACCAAGTACTAAACTGTGGATTGACAAGAATCAACACCAGTTATCTGATGTAATTGCCAGTCTTAAAGATTTAAAAAGACTGCCAATTTTGGTGATTTTTGACACTCTAGTTACTTCCAAGTATCTTGAAAATTTACAAATTTTATCTAAATCTCTACAAGATAATAATATTACTGATCGCATTGGAATTTATTTTAGACTGGAAAATGATGAAGTTGGCTCGCAATTCAACCAGTTGATTAAAAATCAAGAATACAATTACGAACTAGGTCAAGATACTCAAGTGGTAGCAGTGATGAGTGGAAAATTGCCTAAATTCTTCATTAAGAATGCATGGAGGCCCATGAGTGTGTTATGCTTAGACAGTCGCATGGGTATGCGTCACGGAAAGACTGCGGTATATGCAAACTCATGCGATCTAGTTATTGAATGGGCAGAACAGCCCGCTATAATGGAACAACCAAAGATAGGACTATGGCGACAAAACTAATTATTCGAGACGAAGTTAATATTAAATTTGAAAATTTGTCGCTCGAAGCACGAAAAAAATTAGCAAATACTTTCAAGTATGAAGACCCTACTGCACGTCACCGTCCTGCATATAAATTAGGACGTTGGGACGGCAAAGTTAGTATGTTTGGCCTTGGCGGAAACGGCTATCTTAGCCAGCTAGAAAAGTGCCTTGAAATACTATCTAATATGGATATTGATATTTCTGAATTGGAAGATTTACGCACAACTCCTCGTATTGAATTTACACCAGTAACAGAAACATATTGGGCGGATCAAGGTAAAGTATGGCCTAAAGGTCACCAACAAGAAGGTCAACCAATCATGTTGCGAGACTACCAAGTTGACGCAATTAACACATTTTTAACCAATACACAAAGCCTTCAAGAAATTGCCACAGGTGCTGGAAAAACAATTACTACTGCAACACTGAGTCAACTTGCAGAAAAATATGGTCGCACAATCACTATTGTTCCTAACAAAAGTCTTGTAGAACAAACAGAAGAAGATTTTATTGCAGTTGGTTTAGATGTTGGTGTTTACTATGGAGATCGCAAAGATCTTAATAAAACACATACCATATGCACATGGCAAAGTTTAAATATTTTAGATAAAAAATCCAAAGCACACGAACATGATATCGTCACATTAGCAGAATTTCTTGACGGAGTTAAGACTGTGATTGTTGACGAGGTACACATGGCTAAAGCTGATGTATTAAAGAATTTGCTTACGCAGAACCTATGTAATGCACCTATACGATGGGGATTAACTGGTACTGTCCCCAAAGGTGATTTTGAAGCACAGCCTATTTTTGCCAGTCTTGGTCCGGTTGTTGGCGGCATCAAAGCACACGAACTACAAGAAATGGGTGTGCTATCCACATGTCACGTGAACGTAGTGCAACTCATAGATTTACCAGAATTTAAAACATATCAAGAAGAATTGAAGTATCTTGTTACAGATGATGACAGGATGATTTATCTATCAAAATTAATTAAAAAGATATCGCTTACAGGCAACACACTAGTTCTAGTTAATAGAATTGATTCAGGCAAATTTATAATAAATGAGTTACCGGATGCAGTATTTGTGTCGGGCGAAGTCAAAACTAAAGACCGTAAAGAAGAATATGACGAAATTAAAACTAGCGATAACAAAATTATTGTTGCAACCTATGGTGTCGCGGCTGTTGGTATTAATATTCCTCGTATCTTTAACATGGTATTGTTGGAGCCTGGCAAATCGTTTGTCAGAGTTATTCAAAGTATAGGCAGAGGCATCCGTAAGGCAGAAGACAAGGACTTTGTCCAAATATGGGACATTACGTCCACATGTAAGTTTGCTAA